AGACGCCCGGGCTGAATTAGACAAGATTCGCGAAGAAATGTCAAGTAAATACGAACTTCCTGTCGATTTCATAATGGCTTAGGATAACTTTTACAATGCCTACAAATTTGTATGTCAATAATTTTGAAAATAAACCAGAACAAAAACTGGTAAATGATTTACTTGAAGAGGTCATTAAGTTTCATGGAATCGACGTTCATTGGATTCCTAGAAAACTAATAGCCAAAGATGAATTATATGGAGAAGATGTTCTCTCCAAGTTTACCAGAACTTTTGAGATTGAAATGTACATCAAGAACATTGAAGGATTTGAAGGAGAGGGAGATTTCCTTTCTAGGTTTGGTTTGGATATTCGTGACCAGCTTACGCTTACTCTTTCTCAAAGAAGGTTTGATGAACTTGGTTCTGGATATCCTCGCCCACGCGAAGGAGACTTGATTTTCTTCCCATTGAACAAAAAGCTATTTGAAATCAAATTTGTAGAGCATGAGCTTCCTTTCTATCCTATGGGAACTCTCCCTGTATATGAATTAAGATGTGAACTATTCATCTATAGTAGCCAGGATATTGAGACTGGTATTCCTGAGATTGATGTGATTGAAACTTTACATACATATGCGAACACGAATGTAGATAGCACTACAAACGAAGCTACGGGCGCTGCTGCGGCACAGCCAGGTGACGATAACGTAAATGTAGAAACTGCTGCGGATAAGATTCTTGATTTTAGCGACGGCAATCCGTTTGGTTCGTTCTAATGTTGGGCGTGACATATGGGCATAGAATATTAAGAGACTATGTTGTTGCATTTGGAACAATATTCAATGACATATCTATTATTAGAAGAACTTCGGCAGGAGATATTTCAACTTATGTCAGAGTTCCTTTGTCATATGCTCCAAAAGAAAGGTTTATTGCCAGACTAAATCAAGACCCGAACTTAACCAGGGCTGTGTCCCTTGTTCTTCCTCGCATGAGTTTTGAAATGACTACCATGAACTATGCGGGAGAAAGAAAATTAAGCACCCTAAATAAAATACGAAAAATTGGAGCCACATCAAATACTGTGGCCTCTGCCTTTGGCCCTGTTCCGTATGATATTGGGTTTTCTTTACATATTTACACTAGAAATACAGAAGACGCTTCTAATATAGTTGAGCAAATTCTTCCTTTTTTTACTCCTGAATTTACGATAACTATCAAGAGTATGACAGACTTGGCCGTAAAAGTCGATGCTCCTATTATATTAAATGGAATTTCTAAAGAAGATACATATGAAGGGGGATTTGAAGAAAGACGAACTCTGATATGGACATTAGATTTTACTTTGAAGGGGCTTCTTTTTGGTCCAGTTAGCACGACAAGCGGACTAATCAAGAAAGCCTATATTGAATTTTATACCCCTTCCCAATATTCAGTCGAAACTGCAAACGCTTTATCCTCTAATACCCTTCCGGTCAATCAAATTAGACTGGCTAATACAGCATCTAAGACTCAAGGATATTATGAGGGGGCCACCATTAACGTAACCTCTGGGCCGGCCACAGGAGTATTTGGCACAGAACGAAAGATTACCAAGTATATTGGGGCCACTCAGATTGCCAATGTTTTTCCTGCGTTTTCAACGGCTCCAACAGGAAATTCTATATATAGATTAGAGTTTAATATTCCAGACGATGAATACAATGCAGGGGATATCAATCTAGGATCCCAAAACGCAGCCAAATTAGCTTCACGGGTTTACCTTGAGGCCGGAATGACAGCTAATGGTCTTCCGACTACAAATAGCCAGCTAACAGTAGGCGTGAATTTCATCGACGCAAACGATGATTATGGAATTATAGAAACAACAACTTTCTTTGATTCAGGAATGCGAAGAAACTTAACAACAGGACAGGATGAGCATAATTAATTATGGCAAATAATGAGGTAGAAATTATAACTACTACCATTAATGAATTGACACCGACAGGACCGACAAATACTGACATAGACCAAGACTATGGTTATACCCGAGACAACCTAAAAGAGGTTATTGAAAAGGGATCGATTGCATTAGATGGTATATTAGAATTGGCCCAGGAAAGTGAACACCCAAGAGCCTATGAGGTTGTCGGGCAGATCATTAAGTCTGTAGTAGATGCCAATATTCAATTAATCGAATTGCAGAAAAATATAAAGGCCCTTAAAAAGAAAGATGCCACAGGCCCAAAAAATATTACTAATGCTCTTTTTGTGGGAAGTACCCATGAACTTCAAAAACTTCTAAAGGGAAAGAAATTAGATGTCGGCAACAAATGAAGGTGGATATCTAGGCAACCCTCTACTCAAGGCAGCAGGGACTCCCCACGAATTTACCAAAAAAGAGATTCAAGAGTATATAAAGTGTTCTCGGGATCCTGTATATTTTATTCAACCCTTTATTAAAATTGTAAACGTAGATCAAGGGCTAATTCCTTTTAATCTCTGTTAAATCAGTTCATAAAAATAGGTTTACCATTGCCAAACTTCCGAGACAGTCCGGAAAAACAACCACAGTTATTGCCTATTTTCTACACTACATTCTTTTCAACGAAGATGTAAATATTGCCATTCTTGCAAACAAAGGGTCTTTGGCCCGAGAGATTCTAGGCAGATTACAATTGGCCTATGAGAATCTTCCTATGTTCTTGCAACAAGGAATCAAGGTATGGAATCGTGGTGACATTCAACTAGAGAATGGTTCCAAGATTGTTGCAGCAGCCACTTCTTCTAGTGCAATTCGTGGTGGATCTTTTAACATGATTCTGCTTGACGAATTTGCATTTGTTCCCAAGAATATTGCAGACGAGTTCTTTAGCTCTGTCTATCCTACCATTTCTTCTGGTAAGACCACCAAGGTCATTATTGTCAGTACGCCATATGGCATGAATCATTTTTATAAGATATGGTGTGATGCCGAAGACAAGAAAAATGATTATATACCAATTGAAGTTCATTGGAGTGAAGTCCCTGGGCGCGACCAAAAGTGGAAAGAAGAGACAATTAGGAACACTAGCAAGGAACAATTTGCCCAAGAGTTTGAATGTGATTTTGTCGGTTCTGTTAATACGTTGATTAGCGCAGCCAAGCTAAAGATAATGCCTTTTAGAGATCCAACCGAAGTAAGGCAACACCTTGACATATACGATAAACCCGTAGATGAAAAATCTTATGTCCTTGTAGTCGATGTGTCTCACGGAGAAGAGCTAGATTATTCAGCCTTTTCTATTATCGATGCATCTCAGATTCCCTATAAACAGGTGGCCAAATATAGAAGCAATTCAATTGCTCCTATGTTGTATCCTAGTATTATTCATGATGTGGCCGGGCAATATAATAATGCCTATGTGTTTATTGAAATTAATGACATTGGGCAGCAAGTGGCTGATATTTTACATTATGATCTAGAATATGAAAACGTTCTGATGGTCGTCCAAAAGGGTCGCGCAGGCCAGATGTTGGCTGGGGGCTTCGGGCAAGGGCAAGCCCAGTTAGGAATCAAGACAACCAAGAAGGTCAAGCAAATAGGCTGCCTGAACCTCAAGAATGTGATCGAAGACGACAAGCTAATCATCGAAGATTTTGATACCATATCCGAATTAACTTCTTTTGTTTCAAAGGGATATTCCTATGAGGCTGATACAGGGTATAATGATGACCTGGTAATGACTCTTGTTCTTTTTGCCTGGCTGACTACTCAGCCTTATTTCAGAGACTTGACCAATCTTGACCTTCGCCGAAAGATGTTAGAAGAAAAAGCCACTCTTGAGATGAGCAATATGCTCCCATTTGGATTTATTGATGATGGAATGTATTCTGAAGAGGATGTATTTACAGACTCAAGCGGAACAACATGGCAGACAGCAGAGCCTTATAAGGACGATTTTTACTAGGCATACCTTGAATTTCGGCATTTTATAAATATCACCAGAAGTTAAAGAATACTTTATGCAACCATCGTTATTATGTTGTTGTGATATACACGATTTTACTACACAAGGAGTATTAAAATGCCATTTCAAGTTTCACCAGGCGTAAGCGTTAGAGAAATTGATTTGAGTACAACTATACCTTCCGTTTCGACTACTGATGGAGGTACAGTAATTCAAGCTCAATGGGGGCCCGTCGAAGAGATTAC